GACGGCCGATTCGATTGCAGTTACCGCCGACTCGACTTATTGGACCGCAGATGGCGGCCCGCTTGAAGGTGCGAATGATGCTACAGATGCCGACGTCATTCCTGCCATCGTCGAGGTGCCGATCGGCGGCGGCTATTATCCGCGGCCTCGGCCGCGACCCGTCGTCGGCTACGGCTATGGTGTCCTGCCCGAGCTCGAGGGTGAGGCAATCGGCACCGTCATTGCGGTCGGGCACGGGGTCGCGAGCCTTCCCGCGCTTTCCGGCGCGGCAGCGGGAGTGGTCGGCACTACAGGACGCGCAGTAGCATCAATTGGTGCACTATCGATCGCTGGCAAGGGCATTGCCGGCGCGCGCGGCACGGCTTCAGGCATGATCGTGAAATTGAACGCGGCTGCCGCCGGCCATTTCGATGATGACGAGGCTGCGGTCATCACGTTCCTGCTTGCAGCATAGGGCAACGGGCATGAGCAAAAACCCGATTATCCCAGCCCCACAATATACCTTCAGCGAGGCAATCGGCATCTGCTTGGCTTTGTGCCAGCGAACTCTGGCCGAGGTGCGCGCGCTGGCGCGAATTCCGGGGCCACGGGGCGAGCGCGGCCCGCCCGGTGAAATCGGCGTAAAGGGCGAACGCGGTCCAAAGGGCGAACTTGGCCGCAATGCCAGCGATTTGAGCTACCTGCAGCAGTACATCATCGACCAGGTCGATCGAATGCTCAAAACCGGAAAGCTGACGACAGCCGATGGCGGGCGCACTCTGAGCTGGAGTTTGGGCGATACCGTACATGAAATCAAAACCGCCATCGTCCTTGACGCCGGCGTGTGGAAAGATGGCACGACTTACGTTGCCGGCGATGGTGTTTCGCTCGGCGGATCGTTCTTCATCGCGCAAACAACCACGACCGCCAAGCCCGGCAAGTCGGATGAATGGCGCCTTGCCGTCAAGCGTGGCAGCGATGGCCGCGATGCCCGACATGAAGAAAAGCACGCCGACATCATCAGATTCAAATAGATGCATTCAACCCTACAAATCCAAAGTGAAGATCCCGCCAGTGCGGGGCCTGATCTCATCAGCCTCGCCGATCTCAAGCTCGCACTCGGCATCACTGACACTAGCGAGGATGCCGAGCTGCAAGCCGCGATTACCTTTCAATCGCAGATTATTGCAGAATATTGCGACCGCCGTTTCGGATTGGCGCAGGCGCTCGAGACCTTCACGCTTGATCCCGGCGAGAGCGTGCGCAGACGCGAAGCTCTGGTGCTATCACTTTATCCGATTGTTGCTGTGACCGATGTTTCGATCTCGGGCACGTCGACGACTGACTACAGTTTCGATCCAACAAGTGGCCGATTGTGGTTGCCAGCTAATCAATATGTCTATGGCGCTTGGCAATTCTATGGCTTCGGGCCGAACCCGATCGCTGTGACCTATTCGGGCGGATACGATTTGCCGGAACAGTCGCCGGCCAGATTGCAACGGGCCATGATCGAGACAATCAATCAGGGTCGCCAATCAGGCAATCGCGATCCGACGATTCGCGAAGTGCAGCATGGCGACACCCGTATCACCTACGTCTCGCCATCGTTCGCAGCAGGCTCAACAGGTCAACATCTCACGGCATCCGTAACCGATCTGATCCGGCCATATCGGCGCATGTACGTCGCATGATCGATTACAGCGCGCTACTTTATGATCCGGTGTACGCCGAGCTCGGTGTGTCGGCGATGCTGACCACGACTTCGGGCGTATTTGAAATTACCGTCATCGACGATACCCGAGCGAAAGTGCAAACGAGTAACAATGTGGATGTGCGCAGCGTAGGGCCAGGTGCCTTTGCCCGCATTCCAGAATTGACTAATAAAGGCGTGACCAGGGCCGATTATATCAGCAGCGTACTCTCGTTCAATGGACGTATGTGGGTCGTGCGCTCTTATGAAGTGCGCGGCAGTCCCAATGGCGAAGATGTCGGCGAAGTGCGATTTCTATTGAGATCTGATGATTGATGTTCGCGAAAATATTTTGGCTCGGTTAGTTGCGATCGTCGCGACGATGCCGAGCATCAAGAATGTTTATCGCAACAACGTCGATCTGACCGAAGATCAATTGCCGGCGGCGGCCGTGCTCGATGGTGATGAGGAAACGAGCCAGCATACCGATGCAACGATGCGACCGCCCAATCAGCCGACATTGGCGACGATGACGCCGGAAATCATCATCTTCAAGCTCGCCCCGCAAGTCGGTCCCGACATCAGTACGCTACGCCGCGAACTGATCAAGCTCGTGCTTTACGATACCCAGCTCAACGAGCAGATCGTAAAAACCGGACGCTTCGGCAACGGTGCAATTCGCTACCTCGGATGCCAAACGGATCTCGCGTGGGAGCGCTCGATGTTCGGTGCGCTCAAGGCAAACTTTCATTTCAAGTACGCGCTGCGGCCGGACGATCTTCTCTAGAAAGGGAGAACAGCTATGGATGAAATCACGCCGCTGACTGTCACAATGCCGAATGTCAATAACTATCATATCGGCAAGGGGATTGTTTCATTCAAACAGACCGGCCAATCGAGCTATACGGACCTTGGCAACTCACCGTCGTTCATCTACACGCCGGCGACTACCAAAAAAGAACATTTCTCATCGCGCCAAGGTATCAAGACAAAGGATTTCACGGCGATTACCGAAGTCGGTGCAACCGTTAAATTCATACTCGATGAAGTCACGGGCACGAACTTGGCAATGTTCGCACTCGCGACTGTGACTACTGGCAGCGGTTTTGTTACGCTTACCGGATTGACACAAACCGTCATAACGGGCGACATCCAGGTGATCGGTACCAATGCAATCGGCCAGCAGGTCGATTTCACTGCCACGGTCTCACTGATCCCATCTGGTGATTTCAAATTCATTACCGATACGGATGATTTCTCGACCATCGAAATCGAGGCCGAAGTGCAGAAAAATGCCAGCGATGGTTCGTTCGGAAAATGGACGATCAGGGAGCAAGGTACGTCGGGGCCTGCTATTCTCAACTCCGTGACGCCGAGCACTGGCTTAGCAGCCGGCGGCACTGCGGTCACTCTTATAGGAGCAGCCTTTACAGGTTCGACAAGTGTTACCTTTGCCGGCGTTGCGGCTACTGGATTTTCGGTTATCAGCTCAACTCAGATCAATTGCGTAACGCCCGCGCATGCGGTTGGTGCAGTTGCCGTTGTCGTGGTGAACCCTGGTGGCAACGCCACGCTCACGTCGGGATTCACCTATACGTAACCGAGAGGAACAAACATGGCAGACCTTCTAGATATCGCTCCTTCAACGGCGGTCGAAGCCGTCCATATCAGTGGCGGCACGCGGCTAGTTGTGCATGGGCTAAATGGCAATGCTATCGCATCTATCGTTGCGCGCTTCCCGAAGCTCGCGGTGCTGCTAGGCGGCGGTGGCGCCAGCGTCGGCTGGCATTTGATTGAACATTTCGGTGCGGCGATTGGGCCGATCATCGCGGCCGGTTGTGGCCATCTCGGCGATGAGGAACGCGAAAAGTGCGCCGATAACTTATTGGTCGAAGATCAATTGAAACTGATCACAGCCATCCTCAGGCTGACATTCCCAAACGGATTTGGCTCCTTTATCGAGCAATTGACGGCACTCATGAGTCGGGCCGACGAAGGAGCAAAGGTGCACAAGGTACGCTTGCGGAAATCGGCCTCGCCATCACCGCCCTCATCCGACGCGGATTCCCGCCCGACTATGCAATGACGCTCACGCCGCGGCAAATCGCGGCCTATCGCGAATTCAGCGATGAGCTCGATCGGATCGAACGCGCCAACGCTCTGGCGGTCACCGCTATCGGCGCGCAGGGCGACGAGAAAACGATCAAAGAGACCCTGAAAGAACTAAGCCGATGAACAGCGAAAAGCCAGTAATGGCGCACCAGAGGGCGAAAGTTTCGAGTTTGGTGAACATGGAACTACCTCGTTATTTGCAATCAGAATATTCGGGTTCCGCATATTAGTCAATTGATCTAGATCAATTCCCCCCTCACAAAGGCGTGAAATGCCGCTGAGACTCAGGGTTAACTACAACGCGCCGGCTTGGCTCACGTCGCTAACGCGGGAGCAAGGCGCGGTGGCGGAAGCCGCAGTTGCTGCCCTGCGCGAAATAGCTGCACTCTCAGTGCAAGAGGGTCGGGCAAATATCGCGGGCTCTGGACGCTTCGGACCAAAGTGGATCGAGGGTCTGCAATATCGAACGTTGAATGCAACAAAAGATGGCGAGGCATCGCTAAAGGCAAAGGCGATCATTTTCCACAAATTCGGCATTGCCGGCGGCTTTGAATATGGCACGACGATAGAGGGCAAGCCGCTGTTATGGATACCGACGACGCCGGGCGCACCGGCGGCGAGCCGATCAGGAAAGAAATTGGTTTCGGCCACAGTCCGCGGCCAACCTGTTCTGTTCGATGCTGCCGACCGCGATCGCAACCGCAAGCCGCTCTATGTCGGTGTGCGTTCCGTACGTCTGCGGAAAAGATGGCGGATCACCGAGATCGTAAAGGCCAATGTGAAGCAATTTAGTGCGTTGTTCTTGAAGCACTTCAAGGTCAATTGACATGGCTGAGAGTCTCAAAGTCGAAGTCGGACTCGAGGGCGGCGATAAACTTCAGCAAGATCTCGCTCAGCTTGGGCAATCCTTCAAGCAGCTCGGTGGTGAGGTAGCCAAATTTGCGGAAACGTTTGCAGTACTCGCTACGGCCGCCGGTGCGGCTGCTATTGTTGCTGCTGCGGCTGCAGTGAGCAGATACACGAGTGCCGTCAATGAAACCAACAAGGCGCTAACACAGTTGCAAAAGATCAGCGGAGCTGCATTCCAAAATTTGTCGGGATTGCAACAAGTATTTGCGGCT